GATCGTGCCACTGCATTCAAATATGCATTACTCCAAGGCAAAATCCGTTTCGTGTTAAACGATAATCAACGGGAAATACTACTCCGACAATTGAAAGGATTCCCCTTAGCAAAGCACGAAGACTTGATTGACGCATTATCCTACGCATTTAATTTTTTATCAGAACATGGTGAATCAGTAGTACGAACAGCCAGTAAACGAAAAAGGGAGACACTATAAACATGGAAGTAATAGACACTTTAAAAAACATAGGTAAACGATTATTCACACGCGAATCATTTAATAGTAACGTGAACAGAAGCAATAAAGGCTTACGAAACCGTATTAGTTTGAAATGTAAACATGACCATGTTGATTATAAAACCGGTCGTAAAATTCTACAAGATTCACAGGTCAGCACAGGTTTTGATATACTCAAATATATCCTTAGTAGTAAATCATGGGTATTAGTAGCGAATGAAAACGATACCGACAATACAGTTTATGATTTCACCTATCAAATGCTAAACAACATGGAAACAGAATTAAACGAAACCGTTAAACAACAAATCACTGCTATACCATGGGGTTATGTGATACATGAACAAATATTTGATTTAGATAGTGATGGTAAAATCATACTAACCAACAATGTACCATTACATATTAAAACATTACAAAAAGAACCATTCGTCTATGATGAAGACACCGGCGAACTAATCAGCATACACCAAGAATATGGAGAGAACACTGTTGAAATACCAATCGACAAAGTATTAAAATACAGTTTCAATGCCATGTATGATGAAGACTACGGAAACGGTTTATTAAATGATTTCAAACCAATTGTTGAAGATAAACTTAATATTAACAATTGGATTATGACCTTCCTGGAAAGACACGGTTCACCAACATTATACGGTAAAGCACGTGATAATGTTAGTGCCGACGGAATGTTAAATAGTTTCGATGACATATCCGACGGAACCACAGGCATGACTGTACATGTAGATGAAGATGTTGGTGTACTTGAATCCAGCCATGAAGGTAAAGCATTTTTTGATACATTGAACCATAAGAATCGTGAAATCTACAACAGATATTACCTCGGTAATCTATTGTTAGGTGATGCATCACAAACCGGCAGTTATGCTCAATCCCAAACTCAATTAGATTTCGGTAAACTAGTATTTGATGGAGTATTAGAAGAGGTTGCGAATGTTTGGCAGAAACAAACAATCAACCGTATAGTTGAATGGAACTTTGGAGATACTAGCCTAGCACCAACCATCAGTTTTGACAAATTCACTACTGGAGATTTAGAACAATTATTCAACATCTTAAAACCATTAATGGATACAGGTGTAGTGGATAGTGAGAATAAGGCGGTGCAGGATGCTATTGCTTTATTGTTCAAGAAGGAGACTGGTTTGCAGTATACTAATGAAGAACCAGACATGACCAATCTAAATGAAGATTATAGTATGGAACCATTGGAAAATGATACTGCTACACGAGATATACTGGATAATTTGTCTGGTGTTGATGGTGGAACATTAACCGAAGATATATTGAATGAGGTAACCTAAACATGGTCTCCACTGACAAACTCATTAAAGTCGGAGTAAAATATACTGATTCTTATTTTGAAAGGTTAAAAAAGATTTACATAGATGCATATGGGAATAATGATTCATTAGAACAATTCCTAGATGAAACAAAGGATTATAGTATTGGAAACCCATTAACCGCTATGGGATATGAAGCCACCATGACCAACCTTATCACAAATAGTATGAATGACATCAGATTCAACCGAGCATCTCAAAAAGCATTAATGGAATCCATTATCCAAAACACCACTGGTGAATTAATCCGTAATGTCGGTGAAGACATCAAGCAGAATGTCCGAGACATAGTAAGCAAAGGTTACCATGATGCAACTTTAAGTCATACAAATGTAGCCAAGGAAATTGAATCAACAATCGATGGGATCAATAATAAAAGAGCAAGAACCATAGCACGTACCGAAATCAAAAGAGCACAAACCACCAGTAATTATGTGATTGCTAAGGAACGTGGTGCTAATGCTTACCGGTATAAATGTGGTGCTACACCATGCGATTTATGTGAGAAGGATTGTGGTGAAACATTTCCCATTGATGACCTAGACCATTTACCACCAAGACACCCTAACTGCATGTGTGGTGTAACTTTCATTAAAGATTCAGAAATGGACTCTGAAGAAGTAGAAGACTAACTTTTTTTTCATGTTTATCAAATCCACTTTGATAATTCAATATGAGGTGAAAATATGAGTGAAAATGAACCAAACACTGATGAATTACAGGCAAAAATAGCCGAACTAGAAAAAGAAAACCAAAAACTAAAAAACGAGGACACATTCGATGAATTAAAAAACAAGTATGAGAAAATCATTGAAGACAAAAACAATGAGATAACCAATCTCAAATCTGAAAATGATAAAATCAAACAGAAAGTAGATGACACTGTAGATGAACTCAAAGATGAAGTACAACAACGATTAGATGCTAATGAGGAATATCAGAATGCATTAGCAACTATTAAAGAATTAGAAGTTGAAAGAGCAGAAACTACAGTCGATACCTATATACAGAAAGGAGTTATACTCCCCGCACAAAGAGAAACCGCATTAAAATTATGCTTAAATGACAATGATACATTCACCGACCTATACAAGGATGCTAAACCCGTTGTGGATGTTGAGGAACATAAATCCAAAAGGATTAATAGTTTAGCGAAAGGCTTATCATATTTTGATAAAGACTAAAAAAAAGAAATAGAAAGGAGCAATTATACAATGACCGTTAAAGAAGCATACAATATCGGAAGATATGGATTAAGAGTTGCTTTCAAAGCAAAAGAAGGAACAATCACCATGACCGAAACTAATCCGATTGGTGGTAAACGTATAGAACCAAAACTCTCCGCACCAATACAAAAAGGAGACAAAGTAAAATTAGATGGAGACATGACAGTAACTAAAGCAACCACTGGAAGTGTAGTTATCGGAGAAGCATTCGCCAACCCATTAGATTGGAAAATCCAACCAACCACTAACTATACTCAAGCACAGGCAGTAACTGCGGAATTGTTACGTGAAGTAACCATCGAAACAATCTTCAAAAAGATTATCCGTGTAAAATGTAAATCCGGAGAATCCATTGCAGTAGGAGATTACCTTAAATATGGTTCTAGCAATATTGATGAATTTGAAGAAGCAGACAGTGCATCAGACATTATTGCATTAACCGCTATTGACAGTGATGATGAAGTCATCGCAGGATTCAAATAAACACTATGATTACTTTTTTTAAGGAGGATTAATATAATGCAAGTATTACCATTAGAATATGATGAAAGAGCACATAACCTTGAAATATACGCTCAAAAAAGATTATTCCAAAGATTAACAATCTTAAACGACTTACCAATCAACCAAAACGACACCGGAGAATTCACTAACTTCCTAGCATCCGCCAATCCTGATGAAGTAACTGGAAACCCAATCACCACCACTGAAGGTGTAGATTTCACTGAAATCGATTTCGGATTACCATCAGAAATCAGAGGAACAACCCACCCTAAAGGATTCATGTTCAAAACCAGTGATAGATTAGAAAGACTTGGAAGATTAGACTCTACTCTCCAAATATTCTTAAACAAATCCATTGGAAGATTCGTGAACTACTACGATGAAGTATTCCTTAAATCCATGATGAACGGTGCAGGTGCATCTGCTCCAGCGGACCTTGTAACTGTTACTGATGGATTCGATGTAATTGAAAACGAATACAAACTCGTTGACGCATTAGAATTCCAAAATGGTGAAGACACTGGATTCACACCAACAAGAGTCTACGCTAACCGTAAAGATGTATTAGACATTAACATTGCATTAGGTAAATCAGATTTAAAAGATGATTCTGTATTAGAATACATTCCATCAACTAGAATCGAAACCGGTAAAATGTTAGTTGCAGATATGAACGCTACACCTGCAAGTATTGAGAAATTCACCAATCCAAAATATAGTATATTATCTGCTATGGAAGCTGAATCAAATACCGGTCGTGTATACACTGATGCAGGTAACATTGTACCACCATCATTCATTAACATTAAAATCTCTGAACCTGAAGAACCAGAACGTACTAATTACTTCATTTGGACTGAAGCTGGCTTGAATATTGTTGAACCTAGAGCTTTAATGTACGTCCACTAAAGACTCTTCCCTTAATTACATTTTTTGTAGGAGGAATTGATTATGGAAATACCAAAGACTATAGGAATTTTAAATCAAAGTCAAGACAAGATTAACCGCCAATTCTATAAACTGTTAATGGATGCAGAAGCAGGAGATGCAGCAGCCATTAAAAAATTAGCTGATAAAATTGGTGATGAAAATACAGCTAACACTATCCTTAAACGTTTGAAAGATGTTGAAGATAGTATCGGTGCAGACACTACAAGTGGTACTGTGAAGTATCGTGTTAAATCATTGGAAACTGCTGTTGGTGATGCTTCCACTGAAGCTACTATTCTTTATCGTATTAAAGCGATTGAAGATGCTATTGGTGATGAAGATACACCAGGCACTATTCTTGCAAGGATTAAAGCAATCGAACCATCAGGATAATTTAGGGGGATAAATTATGTCAGATGAAGAAGTTAATCAAAATGATATTCTTGAAGATGGAGATAATCAAGATATATCCACAGATGATACTCCAACTGAAGATATATCCACAGATGATACTCCATCTGACGACCCGACACCCACACCGATTACTTATTGTACCGTTGAAGACATCATCAACCTATTCGGAGATAATGTATCCGACACAATAGAAACCAACCTCATATCCACCGCAATCCATAACGCTACTGGTTGGATTCATGGCAGATTAAGAGCCAAACAAGTGCCTTTACCTGACCCTACACATTATTCATCCACTATCCATACTATTGCAATGTATTATACAGCATCAGACTGTTACGGTGCATTGTTCAATGGTGATGATTATCAGATAAACTTTGATATGTGGTATATTAAAGCCAAGGAATTATTGGATGATTATATTGATGCATATTGGAATTCATGTGCTGAGGAAGACGAACAGATAAATCATAGTGTTGTTCGTCATAGTCGTGGTTTAACTTACGATGAAAAAAGAAGATTTAGGCGTAGGCGATTCTAGATGGGTGAAATAAAAGATTTCATCAATTTGTACATTGAGGATTCAGGCATGATTGATGAGGTATTAGATGATGTCTCATTAAATCTTACTGCAAATATTCAAGACCAATTATATCCAGGTCATGGATATTTTACTGGAAACTTACATGATAGTATACAATCAAACATCGCCTCAAAGTCCAAATTAAACGCAACAATAGAAGCATATACAATGGTTGAATATGCGAAATGGGTTAATGACGGTTCACCCGCAGTAAAAGGTAAATTAATGAAAATGCCTTGGGGATACCGTAGGAGCAGAAAAGCCAGTAAAGGTATTAAGTTTATGGAGAAAGGATTAGACGCAACGGTGGCGATGTATAGATGACACATGACATTGAAATAGATCCAGATATAACCTACACTTTCACAATCACTGAAAAAACCAAACCTAGTTTTAAACTAGCCAAGACCATTAGTGAATGGTTAGTAGCGAATCTTGAAGGTTTAACTGATGATGATGACAATACAATCTTCAGTAAAGTTAACACGGGGTTTAATGAGAGTGCTTTGAAGACTTTTAGTGGAAGACCAACATGTGATGTTTACATTAACAATATTGAGTATTCCCCTGACTTCGACTATGACACGCCAACCACTGTGAATAGTATTGTACTATTCTACTTCAAAGGAGCGAACAATGTGGCTTATATGAAAGCATGTGAACTACATGATTATATCATGCAAGAATTCCTTACTAACGATTCCTTTCAACAGTTAACTGGTGTGGTGCGGAACACTTTCATTACTAACAGTGAGTTGATGATGCAACCTATACAAAAGAAATGGGGTGTGATGGGTGCTTTTGAATTATCCCACAAAGTATTCTAAGAAGGGGTTTTAGATTTATGGCAAAGAAGAAAACTAAAAAAGAAGAATCTGATTTTGATTTTACTGAATCATTAAACACAATGGAAGTATCCAACCTATTAAAAGCAGGTTTCGGATACTACGTTGAAATCAACAAATTAACTATTAATTCAGAGAAAGATTTGGAGAACGAATTTAACAAATTTAAAGAAATGAACGCAGGAGTATAGAAAGATATGGCAACTGAACCAACAATAACAGTTATTGAAGATACTATAGCTGTATATGATAATAATCCGGGAATGGCTTCTAGTGTTGCAGTGATTGGTGCATTCGATTCAGAGGTTACTGACTTAACCGTATGTACCACTGCTGCATCTGCTCATTCCATTTTCGGTACTACCGGAACTGCCGGTGATTTCAAAGGAACTGATGCAATCGATTTCTTATTTACCGGTGCATCAGATTTACTCGTAGCAAACATCACCACATGGAGTGATGATGAAACACCAGTAGCACAAACCACATTAACTAATGATAAGTTGAATGCTGCATTAGCAAAATTACATCATGAAGAATTTGATATTCTCTTTATTGCTGAGGAATTGGCTGATGCATCACAAACTATTGTTACTACTTGGTTGGCTAATGAGTTTAAAGATAAATTCCCACATGGTCAAGTAGCACAATTAAGTAAAGGAACCACTTCCGCTTATGCTACAAGTATTGCTACATTTGCAAAGAATGTTTACTACATTAACACTCAAGTGTTAAGCATAAACGGAACCGCATTAGACTTAAACAGGTCAACTGCTTATATGGCTGGTTTAATCGCATCAATGGATGTGAACAAATCCTTAACCGCAAAAACTATCCGTAATGTTACTGCTATCAGTCCAGAATACACATTCCAATCTGGAGATATTGGTGCTAAATTAATGGAATTAAACGTTCCAATCATCAAACCAAGAAACCGCAGATTAAACAATTATATTTGTGTAAACAGTTTATTACCTGATGGTTTAGACTTATACATCAACCGTACAAGGGATTATGTGATTAAAAGAATCGCAGTGGAAACCTATCTCGGTGAACAATCCAACGAAAACACTATCGAAGGAATAACCACTGTTGTAGAGAATATAATTGAAACATGTGTTAATGAATTACACTTATTGGAAGGCATTGAATATCATGTTACCAAGACATCCACAACTACTGTGGATATTGTGATTGATAAATTGATATTCGCTGGTGTCATTACTGACATTAACACCCACTATTCAATTGAGGTGCAATAAACATGGCAAAAACAAAATTTGTTTGGATTAATGATACTGCAGTGGGATACTGTACATCTGCTAAAGTTTCACCAGAAACCAACACTACAGAAACAAAAACCTTTGATGGTGTTATTACTGATGGTACTTCAGAAGTGTCCTGGACTGTAGAGTTTGACAAAGTAAGATATGGTGGAATTAGTGATTATGTTGCTATTGAAAAATTGTTGCATAAAATGTTCACTACACCAATGCCTATTAAAATTATGGAACTAGCTCAAACTAAAGAAGGGGAAATAAGAGTTACTCAGATTATCTATAATTGTATTGTTGATAATAAGGAGTACAGTATTGATGCTGAGGACAGGACTGTTGAATCATTATCCTTTAAAGGTTCCAAGATGCGTGAATGGGTGAACAGTGAAGAAATACCATTCTAAAAAACTTTTAATTTAATATTTTTTGGGGGAGTATTTACTAAAATTAAATTTTAGTGGAGGCTCCCCTTTTTTTTTTAAAACAATTTTTTTTTGAGGTGTAAAGAATATGGCAGAATTAGAAATCAAACAAACCAGTAAAACAGTAACATTAGAACAAGCAATACTCGAAGGAGGGGATG